ATGGAACCCCGCCCCCCCGTGGGGGGAGCTTATTCCCATAGTCAACGCTAAGATGCGCAATCCATATTTAAGAGACTAATCATTACCTTCGTAATGACTTCTCATTAAATCACGATCAGCGGACAAGAGCAGAATGCTCCGAGCTACCTCTAGGGTTTTATATATATAAGACGACTAAAGTGTACTTGACTTAGCCTCATCAGGATCTTTGCTGATCCCGTGCGGAGGGTCCTCCCGAGGTAATTTTACCTGCGGGACGACCCGAAGCGCCGCGATCATCCGGGTTCCCTGAAGAACACCGGACCACCGTTTCCACAATCTTATGGCAACGGGGTCAAAGGTTCGTTCCAGTGGAGCTGTTCTATGAAGAGACAGCCCACTTTCACTTGCCTGACTCGCTTCCCGGCTTAACCCGAGGAACCAGATATATACCTGGCTCAGAGTTAAGGGTGTATCAGGAAACTGCCTAGCAGTTAACTGAGACATAACCGGCCCGAGGACCTCTAGAATTTTACTTCTAGTAGGCAAGACAACTGCATCAACTAATGCAGCAAGGGCAAACCGAATTTCCCTCCAAGGAAGTACATTCGGATCAACCATCGTAACGACGGATGATTTCCCTCCCCATACAGGGTCGCCTCCTACCATCACCCACCCTCGCTTAATTTCTTTAAGTTCTGCGGGCCCGTAAATGGGTCGCATACCGACAGCAGAAGCTGTTGGAGAAGGTGTTATTTTGGGACCGAGGTCTCTAGCTACTATAAGCCATCTGGGAACCAAGACAATTGGACCCATCTGGGTTAGCACCCCATGGAATTTGTTTCCAAGATTCCAGAAGGGAACAGTAGAAGACATTACGTACTCCCACCGTCGCTGTAGACTTTTGGAGAGATCCCGTGACTCTATGGCCAGGAATTCCCTTATCACCGTTGCCGAATCGGCAGGTGATAAACCAAAAGGTGATCTAGCCCCAAGTGAGAAGAAGGAATTAACCTCCTCCTCCGTTTGCGGAAGATTCAAGGCTAAAATGATTGACCGGACTTTGCTATTCAGTTTTCCAAGTGGTCTGTTGAGACCACCGAGAACTTTATACCTGTAACCAAAGGTTTTCAGAAGCGAAACAAGGTCTAACCCATGTTTAGCCACGTACTCTCTCATGGCTCCAAGTGAACTGAAGGAAGCCTGGAACTCAGTTAGAGGAAGAGGACTAATGTCCTCCCCTCTGTAGAATGTTCGTTTAGCGAATTCAATAACAATGTTACCATTGCTTAGAACGGATTTGTGTAACCCACATTTTACACCGAGGATGGATAGTACCTGGAGATAACTCTCCGCTACTACCCTGTCTCCGATAACTAGATCGTCCCCAAGGATGGCATAGTACTTATACCATGTACCCACAGGGACCGCCCCAGATCTCCAAGCAGAGGCCTGGACTATGAAATGATGGGTTATGGCTAGGGAGGCCCAGGAGCTCAAGGCTCCCATCGGCTGACCGATTCCATATTTTAACCCTTCATTCACACCGTGACGCATATTGGATAACCAATAGACCCTCTCTACCAAGAGACCGGCCCACGCCGCGGCGAACTGCGGATCCGCCACTATCGCTGCAAGTATCGCTACCTGCAGGAATAGGGGAATCCTATCAGTCGCTGCTGTTAAGTCCAGGGAATAGGCAGACGCCCATTTCCGGGACCCAGCAAGTGGTTTCAGCTGATTGAAAGTACCATCCTGAGGAATTGACCTCAGAATGGCAAAATACATTTCATGAACGGGTCCAAGGACCCATTGCGTCCACGCATCTACCATAGCGAAAACCCGCGCTTTTCCAGCTGCCTCCTCTTTCACGCCTAGTTTTCCTAGGCTTCGGAGTGGTTTAAAGACTCCGTTCAGTTTAGACGAGAACTCAAAGGCTCGTCGCACCACTGAATTATGAGGAACCAGATCGAGGAACACTCTGAAGTGTTTCCAGATATCAGTATGTCTTAATGTAACAGCAGATCGTATAAGAACGATCGGGTGTGTAGAAATCTCCACATCCGACTGGGCAGTTGTCCCAGGTGCAGATTTCATAATGGGATATCCCTGCAGCCCGGAATACTGGCCTTTCAACCAGGTTCCGGCTGCATTTTCCGGTTTAGGCATCATTTGCGAAGCAAACATGCCGTATCGCTCAAGCATTGCATTACGCTCTGCCTGAGTCGGTCCGAAAACATTATTCAATCTCAACGCGACCACGAAGGGAGGTATAAAGGAAAGGATTTCTCCAACTCCAGAATATCTACCCTCAAAGCCCGATGTGATACTATTAAGTTTCATAACAGACGGCATATCAAGGATACGGTACAAACTAAACATAGTTAGGTAGAACCGCATGACCCTGGTATCCCCAGACCGGAACTTAATCCGGTCCTGTCTGAGAACAAGCCGAGGTATTCCCACATTAGTCCGAGAAACTCTTGGACCAAGCGGAGAAACATCTTTAATCATATGACCGCCTAAAGACTGCTGCAGCAAAACTGCATTAGCTTTAAGGTAAAGGATAAGACCTTTGTGGCCATTGTTAACATATATATAATGGAACCTTCGAAGGATAACAACGATAGCTCTTACTCTTGCGCACGTGACCGTGAATCCACCTGGAGTCAGTAATCTTACGAAAACCGACACAAGTGGAATACCTCCTTTTAAGGAGATCATGGCATTTGCAGCCTCTGTATTGAAGTTTAGCGTTGATAAGTTAAGTTTGTTTATGTATTTCATTTGATCTATATAAACCGGCTTTACGGATCTAACGAGAGTGACATTGTATGGAAAATTTAATTTCTACCCGGGTTCGAATCCGGTAAGGAGTTACTCACGTAACTACTCAAACCTCAGGACGGAATTCATCCCGCCTCAGGCCTCCAGTAGAACAATGTTTCACCGAGAGAGCATGGTGGTTTACCACCATTCCGCTTATCATGCAGGTACGTATCGAACCTTTCTTCGGGAATCCCCCTTCGCGGGGACCTAAGAAAGCAATGGAAGGTGCTACACGGGCAAGCCCGCTGCTAGCCTTGACCCATTGAGTCCAGCAAGTTTAACGCAGAGTGTTTCGTCATTTCTGACTAGAGCTTGCGGGGCTCACACCCTAGCAATATAGATTAGGCAAACCTTCGGTTTCCCCCAATTGGGGGGCCGCAGCCAGCCGATTAAGCTAGACGGTTAAGCCTTCCAGGAAGGACTAACATTGAAAGTATCTCTTCGACTTACATTTAGTTTGCGAAGCGGGACTTGGATCGCTCCAGTCCTCTTTTCCCTACTAACCTGTTAATTCACCTGGCCAACTATCAACAAGATAGACGGCTATACTGTAATGGTGTCGGTGGTTAGCGCGATAGGATTTCCCTCTCCGCACCACAGATGTCCATGTAATGCAGTAATCCGTGAAAACACAGAACCCCACTCCATTTAAGGAAGTGGTCCATCCGCTTTTGTGGAAACAAGCGGGGCCCAGAAATGGTTGTTATCTGGACCGTCAGCTTCGAGCTGACCTCACTGAGATTAAGTGTTTGTCAACGGCACTTACATCGATTTTCAAATCAATATAGCAATATATAGAGCTAATAGCTTTCACCCGGTTTGCACCGGGAAGAATCTACCCTTAGGGGAGATGCGTGACCCATTCGTGGGTTTGTTCAACTTAGAACGGATGTCGGCACCTTTATCAAGGTGTTCTGACGATACAGAGCCTTTCGG